AATCACATGAGGTTCTTGACCTGGACTCTTCTGTAGTAACGGTTTGCGTTAGTGGTAAGAGCGCCGAGACCCTGAGCGGTTCCTTGTGCATAAGGGTTAGCAACGAGACCGTAACGGGTCTTGAAGCCGATCTTGGGTTGGAAGGTATCCTCACCAACTGCACGGACCATCTGGAGGGGTACATATGGGCAGTAGAATAGACCTGCGTCATATGGGGAAGAACCCTTATAACCGACAACGTAGTACTGCTGAGCAGCAACGTTTGCAGAATAAGGATCGATGTATACGCGGAACTTACCAAGCAGGGTACCTGCGAAGGTGTTACCGGTGTCATCAACGTTGAGGTTAGCGTTGAGTGCGGGGGTGTAGTCTAGTACTCCAGCCATTGCTAGTGCAGATGCTACGTCTGCGGAGCACATGATTACGTTACCCTTTCCTCTACGAGTCTCTTGGGCGATTGCGTTTGCATCGCGCTCGATTTGGAAGAGTAGACCCTTGAACTTCTCAACAGACCAACGACCGTTGCTGTCGATGTCTAGGTCGAATACACCAGCGGTTGCGGTGTTAGCAGCAGCACCCTGTCTAGCAGTCTTGTAGATGGTTCTGATGACTTCGCGGTTGATTTCAGCAAGAATCTCAGTAGAGAGAATGTTTGCTAGTTCCGCTTCAGCATTCAGACCATGGATTGCCTTGAGGTCTTGTGCTAGTTCTAGGGAGTACTCAGCTTTGAGTGCTCTGGACTTTGCTTCGACGAGGACTTTCTCGATAGAGAATGCCATCTCGTTGAACTGGTTACCGGAACCATTACCGAGGTTCTCGGAGTCACCAGTCTTCATGCCCTGACCGACGTTATAATCGGTTTCAGTTGCAGTAGCAGTTGGGTTAAGTAGACCAGGATTAGATCCGGACTGGGAAGTAGTACCCATACCAACGGAAGCGTCGGTCATACCTCCGGTGAGGTTTAGACCGTCGTCCTGACCTGCGAATGCGGTATCTGCTTCGTCGAATAGTGCTTCAGTGCCAGACTGATTCTGGTAGCGGGAGCGCATTGCAAAGATTAGTCCAGTAGGACCGCTCATTGGTTGAACGCCTGCGAGGTCATATGCGACCAGGTTAGGCATTGCGCGACGGATAAGGCTGATTAGAACAGGGTCAAAACCAGCGACAGGACCACCGGAAGCAGCATCGCCACCGAAACCACCGCCTGCACCAGCAGCGTTTGCTGCGTTGGTTGGGGTCTCAGTTAGGAATGACTGTCCACCAGAGAAAGCTGCTTGCTCTCTAAGGAATTTTTCTTGGTTTTCTAGCAGGACTGCGGTTACAGCTCTACGATGAGAATCAGAGATTTCATCGCAACCCTCATGGTTGAGGAGAGGTGCCCACTTTTCCTGCAGTGCTTCAGATTGAAACATTGCTTTTACCTATGGATTAAAAGTTGACGTTTGATTTAATATTAAAATCAGTTTTTAGCAACTGATGAAAGTGTTCTGAGGTATGCTGCCATGGTTCCACTATGAGATTCATGAGCAACTTCTTCTCCCTCAGAAAGAGTTTCGGTTGTTGCTGCTGGAGAAACAGACTTTGAAGAGAAATAAGATTCCTTCAACATCTCCATTTTTTCACGATACTGGGTTTCACTTTCAAACTCCACACTTTCAGAAAGTGAGGCGAGCTTTTCTTTCTGGGAGACCGCTAGTCCCTCAGAAACTTCTGCGAAGATTCCTTCTGCAACCGACTCTGCGAGGCGCTTGTTTAGGGAAACATTCTTCTCAATCTGCTCGTTGAGTTTTGTTTCCATGTCATCTAGTTTTTCTACCATGCTCTCTAGCACATCATATTTATCTTCAGGGATTGATACATAATGATCTTCAAAAAGTCCCTTCATTCCAGTCATGAAGGACTCTACCATTTCGGACTTAAGTCCGGATTCGATAGCAAGTTTGTTCTCATCGACCCACTCTTGAGAAACATACTCAAGATAGGAATCGACTCTTTCGGTTAGGGTGGAGGTTACTTCCTCTACCTCTTCTGCAACAGCCATTTCGAATTTTGCTTCGTACTGTGCCTGAAGACCTTCTTTGATCTCAGATACTTTAGAACGAAGTGCTGCTTCGAAAATGGTGCGTGCTTTTTCTTGGAATTCTTCGGAGAGTTCCTCGCCGGAGAGAAGTGCATTAACGTCTTCTTCGACGTTGAATGACTCTTCTTCTACGACTTCTTCTTCAGCAACCACTTCTTCGACTTCTTCAGTCTCTTCGGTTACTTCTTCTTCTGCGACGACTTCTTCAGTTGCTTCTTCTTCGGAAACGACCTCTTCGGTGGTCTCTTCTGCTTCTGCAACTACTTCGTCTTCAGCGACTTCCTCTTCTTCCTTCATACCCTTCATGGGTTCCGCAGGCTTAGCGCCTTTGTTAACAACGTCCTTGACTTGCTTTAGACCTGCGCCTGCGTCCTTCAGTTCCGCAGAACCGTCGTCAGGGCGATAGTTGTCAGGAGTGGGGCCGCCGAGATCCTCGTAGGAGGTGCCATCCAAAGTTTGCATGGGTTCTGCAGGTTTAGCACCCGCATTTACCGCAGTTTTGGATTGCTTAGTGCCTGCCTCCATTTCCTGTAGATTGTTGTCACTAGACATTTGAAACTCTCCGTGATTAACCGTATGTTAATTATATATTTATTTATACAATAATAATTTTATAATGATGACAAGAAGTCATTGAACAAATTAAGTTTATGCTCATCAAGAG